CGGTGGAATGCGCGCGTTGACCGCTCTCTCCGAGAGGGGCGTGAGGTACTTCATCAGCAGGTGCGGTCCAAGGAGCGCCTCTTTGTCTGGATTGAGGGTGCCGATGATCTGACGCAGGAGGCCCAGGCCTTCCTACGGCGAATCTTGGAGACATCCGCGCCAAATGTGACCTGTTGTCTGGAAGTCCGAGAAATCTGGAAGATGTCTCCGCCCATCCTGTCGCGCTGTAGCATCGTGTCTATGCGCTCTGAAACCTCGTATAGAACTCTTCGCAATAAGAGCCTCGCTACGCACCTACAGCTTGTGCCGCAGAACCATGACGAGGCTCGTGTGCCCACCTGGGATGAGATTCCTGCGATAAGAGAGGCGGGAAAGGACCCCTATGCGATTATAGACACTATCATACAGACCTATGGCATTCAGCGTGTCGAAGTTCAGGACTGCCTTCGACAGATTGGTGCGGGTTCCTCTCCATGGATTCAGCTGAGCCATTTTTTGCTAAGCGTGCGTCCGGCAAGAGATGAATAACTCCAGGAAATATACTAGGTATGGATCTTGGAGGCGAAGGAGTGAGTGTGTATGCAGAAGCAAAGTCCGAGTACACAACGCAGCTGTGTCAGTATCTTGTTCCGTCGATTCAGCAGTATTTCTTGGATCTGCTTGAGGAGGCGAAGCAGAAGGAGGAGGAGCCGAAGCGCGTGCTTATGATGTTTCAGACGCTTCTGGAGGGCATTTCGGAATGGAATGTCGATAAGGTTCAGCGAGAGACAAGCCAGATTGCGACAAAGTCGCGCTGCGATTATCTGGACGAGCTGATGACGGCTGTCTTTATTGCGCACACAAAGGTGCTCTCGGCCATTCGTCTGACAACAAAGCAGAAGAAACTCCAGATTACGATTCCTAAGCTGGAGCATTTCCTTCACAGAACGCTGACGGAGTGTGCGCGGCTGCTGTGGAGCAATACGTATCTGTTTTCCTCTTCTGCGCCCACTATTGAGCGGCAGAAGAACCTTCGACTCATTGAGAATATGTTACATGAGGGTGTGCTTCAGGGGATTCGCGGGATGCTGCCTGTAAAGAGTATTCTGCGTGAGTACCTCAAGGAGGATGCTGAAGAGGATGGGGGCGACGAGGATGCAGAAGAAGAGGCGGAAGGAGAGGTGGAACCATCGGCCGAGGAGAAGCCTGCGGAGAAGCCGGTGGAGAAGCCGGTGGAGAAGCCGGTGGAGAAGCCGGTGGAGGAGCCTGCGGAGGAGCCTGCGGAGAAGGCGCCCACAGTAGAAATCACCTTTACGGGCAATGACACGCTTGCCGCAGTTACAACAGAGGAGCCGCCTCTCATTGAAGAGGTAGGGGAAGAGACTGTAAAAATACTGGATGAGCCCCCGGCAGCAATGGATGAGTTTGAAGATATTGAATTCACCGAGTCAGTCCTTCCCATGGATTTTGAGGAACTAGCCTAAAGACACTCGCGTTTGCGTAGTTAGTCCCCCCTTTTTTTCCTTTATAGCGGCCAGAATGTCGGCGCAACTCCTAATCCCTGCGATGGTCCTAGGAGGTGTAGTCATTTCGAGCCTTGGTGCTAGCACCACATATTTTCTGGAAGAGTCGCGTCCCTCTGTAAAAACGGTCGCACGCGATTTCATTATCGGTGCGCTCATGATGATGATGATTCTTCAGCTGCTCCCGGAGTCCTCGGAGTATATGCTGGGGATTGTGATGAGCCTTGTACCGCTGTCTATCTTTGCAAAGGGCGAGACGCAGGCAGGAGGGTCTACTGCGGAACCCGAGATGGAGGTGAAGGTTGGTGTTCCAAACTTTTAAGGCTGCGAGAAGCAAACACATGCGGCATATGCCGTTTCGTATAGACCAAGAGGCCTGCTAACCGCTTCGCTCCGTTGTAATATGCAATATAACTACGGACCGAATCGCCCACACGAAACTCATCAGGCATGGCTGTGGGTGGATCCCTGAGCCATCGGCGCATCTTCAGCCCAGGAGGGGGGTTCGCCTTCAGCCACATGAGATGCGCATTACAGGCGTGAATGGACTTGGGCGAGAACCTATACATATGTTCTCGCACAAGGTCAAAGGCTAGGGCTAACAGCCATCTATAGTGCGCCACACTCTCCCGTACCCATTTCGTACAGGGATGATTCTTCGCATGAGATCTGTAGCCGCGACGACCCGTTGAGGCGCACACCGGTGCGCCTGACTCAATCGCCGCCGTGCCCCCATTCTCATGATTTGCCGTATAGAGCATCTGGGTCGACTCCAGAATCATCTTTACCACATGCTTGTCGCAGTGCCACCGCGCGCAGCGCCGTGTCTTGCGGCTCAGAAAGAAGATGTTCATTCAGGGGGTACCTGGCCTAAAGCACACAGGGAAGCTCAATTTTGTGTTCAACAAAACAGGGACCACTTCTTGACGTTGCCTACCTGGGAAGGATTCACCTGGAATCGGTCAAAGGCGGCCTTGGAAAACTGGTGCGCAGGAATGGCCCCGCTCACCTTCTCCGCAATATGCTTGTAGAGATCAAAGTCCGGAAATCTCTCCTCACCAGAAGGTTCCACGAGAACATTGCGCCCCTCGTCATCCAGCATCCAGCTCCATAGGACATTATAGAGAGGAGAGACAGTCTCTTCCACGGTGAGGCCGGGCTCTGCACTCAGTGTAAGGCCGCCCTCCTTCTCCTCGGGCGCATCAGGGAACAGCGCATCAAACAGGCTTACTGCGAGGCGACACAGATCAAAGGACGGGTTGGGGGGAATCTCGGTCGTTACCCGTGTACTGAGCGGCTTGAAACAATACTGGCCATCCGCATCATTCCCCGCCTTAAAATCGTCACTGAAAAAGAGCTGGTCGTTTATCTTGAAAATCGCGCGGCCAAAATCAATCACGCGAAACAGCTTGCCATAGGTCGGGACCTTGAAGACTTCTCCACTCTGTTTCGTATAATACAGGAACTCCTCCTCGGTAGAGGTCCATACAATATTGTTCGTATGGAGGTCATTGTGCGTGAAGCCAAGAACACTCTGCGCTACACTGAGAGCTGCGAGCACCTGAAAGATCCACGCGGACCAAGAGAGTTCCCAGAGTTCCGTTCCAGGAGTTGCGCCCACCAGGCTGTAATCGTCCAGGAGGGTATCCATCGTCCCCTCATTGCGCTCAAGCGCAATCATCATGACAGGGAACTTCGATATCTCCGAATAAATACTGTACTTATCTTCAATGAAGGATTCCTCCGTGGAACTGCCATCCTCATCATCCTCGTCCTCGTCATCCTCGTCGGTTTCCGTGTCCTCTTTTTTAATCGCCGCCGCATCCGTAAAGGATATATCAGACATCTTATCGGAATGCAGTGAGGCCGCCTCGTCATGAATAGACTCCGCCTCCAGTTCCTCCTCCTCATAGGAATCAGAGATCGACTGTAGCTCAGATGGTTCGCGAAGAATATCGTTGAGAATATTTGGTGGCACCTCCTTGCTCTTATTCTTGGAATCTGTCACATGGAGCTTATAGAGCCCACGATTCTGTCCATGCCAGAACCACCGAGTCTGCCGAAAACTCTGAAACTCTTCCGTGAGATTGTAGTGATATTTGTCGGCATTCGCGCAGAATGCGCCGTAAAACTCGTTGAAATGCGGTGACACCCCCGCATCACGGATTTTACCAAGCGCATATGCGGCAATCGTCTCGACATAGGCCTGATTCGACTGGTCCTGGAGTTTTGTCCACGCAGAAGACCAGGTCTTGGAGTGCCAGGGAAGTCCTGCATTCTGGGGAATGCTGTATTCACCCTTCATCCAGCGAATAGGGTCCAGCAGATGCGTTACCTTCAGAAAGGCGGATCGCTGAAATCCCGGAGACTCGGCTCCAGAAGCATCCTTGTTTTCCACAAGATGTAGATCGCATTGCCCGAAGGTTCCAGAAATGTCCACGCCCACTATCCTATACTTGGAATCGAGCCAGATCTGCTTCGACTGATGCTTCGTGATCCGAAAGAGCTTCCCTAGGGTTGGAAAATACGTCTGAAGCCCATGAAATCCCCGAACATGCTCCATATTCTTTGATAACGGTGCCATCCGAAAGCGGGGAGCTGGAAGATTCATACCCCGGAGGCTTGTATCCATTCTTACTGAAGACTGTAAATGATGATTGAGGGTGAAACGCGAGATGGTGCCGCCGCAGTGAGAGCACCGGGGCTAAACTGGAAATGAAAAAGGTTTCGCCATAGCAGACACTAATGGCAGCAGCAGTGAATGTATCATTGAAGAAGTTCGACATGAAGAAGATTCCTCAGGATGCCGTGGTGATTTTTATTGGGCGCCGACGCACGGGCAAATCCACTCTCGTGCGCGACCTCCTGTTTCACCATCAGGAGATGCCGCTCGGCACTGTGATTAGTGGCACAGAGGAGTCAAACTCCTTCTATGGAAAGATGATCCCTCCTCTGTTTATTCACGGCGAGTACTCGCCTATTGTTCTCGCGAATTTTGTGAAACGCCAGAAAATGATCATGGCCCGGATTCAGCGGGAGCAAAACGGGGGCGGGGCTGCGCGCAGCCGCCTGGATCCTCGCTCCTTTATGATTCTCGATGACTGTATGTATGACGATTCCTGGACCCACGATAAGAATATTCGCTATCTCTTTATGAACGGCCGTTGGCTAAAGGTGTTCTTTATTATTACGATGCAGTACCCGCTGGGTATTCAGCCAGCCCTCCGGACGAACGTGGATTTTGTCTTTATTCTGCGCGAACCGTATACCACGAACAGGAAGCGCATTTATGAGAACTATGCGTCGGCCTTTCCCTCCCTCGAATTTTTCTGCCAGATTATGGACCAGTGTACACAGAACTATGAGTGCCTTGTGATTGATAATACGAGTCAGTCGGCGAAGCTGGAGGACTGTATTTTCTGGTACAAGGCGGATATTCATGGCGATTTCCGTATTGGTGCTCCTGAGTTCTGGCAGCATTCGGCAAACTACTACAGAGATAAGGAGGAGGAGGATGCAAATCAGTATGATCCGAGCAATGCTCAGCGCCTCAAGGGACCGAAGATTGCCGTCAACAAAAGGTTTTAAGCACGCTAGTTAAATTAGCACAACACGGTAGGAAATGGCGAGTGACCTGTATACTGTCCTGATATTCGGATGTATAGCCGTAGGACTGCTTGTTGCCGATAGAATCTATAGAATAAATCCCTATTTGATACGTGAAGGGTTTACCTCTGGGAGTGGCACATATCAACGCTGTGGTGTTGACCTGCCGCCATGCGCATTTCCAACTCGGTGTATGAATGGTATTTGCGGTGACCCCCAACAGCGCCAGTTGTATGATAGGAATCCTCTCCCGGTTCTGCCGCAGCCTCCCGTACTCCTACCAGGAGTGTCTGATATGGCAACCGCGTCTACTTTGCCTGCAGCGTGGGGAATCACTCTTCCGAAATGAATTATGATAGTATACTAGTAGAATGAAAGTTCGTGGCGGCTATGGCATAGTAGGTCTCATGCTTGTCTTAGTGCTTGCGGTGAGCGTGCTCCCCTGGGTGCGCCGCACATTTGCGCCCAGATTTCCCGAAGGGTTTCAGGCTATGGCGAGTGCCGTAGGAATGGATACCCTGCGCTCCGATTGTAAGGGAGTGCTGTGTAAGGAGGGCGAGTTCTGTCAGCAGAATGTCTGCCGCCCATGGTACCCTACAGAGTCGAATCAGTATTTCCCCGATAAGTAAAATCCCTTATAGAACAACAGTTCAGTACTGTCTCGCACTGCGAGACGATACTAAACTATCTGTATTTCCTATCATACATCTACTGCGCCTCGCCAGACACATCCTTCGCCGCGGCCAGCTTGCGTGCCATCGCGAGGTCTGCCGGTCCCTCACTGCCAAACATACTGGAGAAGTTGCCTGCAGCGTCCTCACCCCCCTCAATAGCAGTGACAGAGCTGCTGGGCTTCGCCCCAACGCGGCGCTCGCGCTGGAACATCTGGCGGTCCTCCTCGTTCTCCTTGTACTTCTTCATGAGCGTATTGAGCTGGTCCTCGGCATACTCCTGCTCACTCACCTCCGTGGGCTCAGGATCCCAGGGAAGCCACTTGCCCACCTCTCCGACAAAGATGTTGTGGAGTGTATCCTGGCGCTGGAGCTTCTTGGAACGAAGCGTGGCCTCCGCCTGGGAAGCATAGACACCGCGCACCTTCAGTCCCCGAACAGTCGTCCGGAACTCATTCTTTGCGTAGAACTCATCCTCCAGCTTTGTCTTTGCGACGTACAGAAAATCATCGTACTGCTCCTTGAGCTTGGAGTACTTCAGATCCTTCTCATGTGTCTTTACAAACTCGTGGAAGGAGTCCATGGTGGTATCCACGCGAATCTTGGCCTTACGGCACACCTCTGCGGCGCCACTGAGATCCTTTGCGTCCAGCCCCTCGGCCTCCTCATCCAGCTTTGCATTAATCGCGGACATCGTGTTCATTAAATACTTCTCAAGGGTATTCGTCCGGATCTGGAACTCGTAGGTTGCGAGAAACTTCTCAAACATGAAAATGGCCTTGTCCTTCAGAACCTTCTCCGGACTAAGGAAACTCAGAAGACAAAACTTCTGCCCGGTAATCTCTGCGTCCTCCTCAAGAAAGTCCTCACGCTCGGTTGCCATTTCTACTCTAGTGTACCGTATCTCCTTTAGATAGAAATACGCGGCTAGGCCAAGTAGGCCGAAAACACTTCTTTATAAAAAAATCCCCTATGAATATAGAACGATGAACCCCACGTCCGAAGTACTTAACCGTGTGATAAAGTATCTGGTGGAGGGCCTGTTCGTGGCCATGGCTGCGCTGTTTATTCCCCGTCACCGTCTGCCGATGGACGAGATTCTGACTCTGGGCGTGGTGGCTGCGGCCATCTTTGCCATCCTGGATGTGGTGTCTCCCAGTATTGGTGCTACGGCGCGCCAGGGCGCGGGCTTCGGTATTGGCGCGAACTTAGTGGGCTTTCCTGGAGCAAGGCTCTAAAGAGCCTTGATTCAGAAATCTTACTAAGATAGCGTCAATACGTTAGTTTCAACTCATGATATATAAATATCATACAGTTGATACAGTTCAAACAGATCTTATAAACTGCCAGCTCAAATCACGGCAAATCAGCTCCCAAATCTTATCCTGGATATAGAGCTTGTCGCGATTCTTGAGCAGCGGGAAGGAGGGCAGATACTCATCCAGGTCCAGAAGTTCACAGAACTTGTAGAGCACATAGGAATAGGACAAGAAGTTGCTCCGATCCTTGGGGCAGTTCTTCTGGAACGCCGGCTGAATCTCCTTGAACATGTAGCGCAGCTTCTCTTCGATTTCTCGACTCATTACTGGCGCATTTTGGCCATTGAGCCGATTAATAATATGCGGAACGTGCTCATAATATTTATTGAATTTCAGCTTCTTCAGAATCTCTCGCACCTACTGACGTGCCAGAGTACGATAGTCGA